TAACATAGAGGAGGATAATCTATGCAAGAAGACGATTTAAAAATAGACGTCGGTGAAGCTGATGAACAAGAAACAGAAATTGATTTAGACGCTAAACCAGAACCACAAGAAGAACCAAAAGAAGAGTTAGAGGTACAACAAGTTGAGGAGCAACCAAAAGAGGAAGTTCCTGTTGAAAATCAAAAGCAAGAGCTTGATGACTACAGCGAGGGCGTACAAAAAAGAATAGCTAAACTTACACGCAAAATGCGTGAAGCTGAAAGGCAAAAAGAAGAGGCTATTACTTATGCTCAACAAATAAAAACACAGGCTGATAATTTAAAAGCTAGGTTTTCTAATCTAGATAAAAGTTATACCGAAGAGTTTGAAAAAAGAGTTACTACAAACTTAGAGGCAGCTAAAGCTAAACTAGCAAACGCCATAGCCAACGCAGACGCAGAGGGACAGGCACAAGCTCAGTTAGAATTAGCAGAGCTAGCTAATGACAATACTAGACTTGCTACATTAAAAGCAGCTTTTGAGAAACAACCAGAAGAACCTGTTTCAACTCAAACTCCAGCCGCTCAACCAACACAACCAGTGGCACCGGATCCTAGAGCCGATGCTTGGGCAGCTAAAAACCCTTGGTTTGGTACAGATAATGCGATGACTTATACTGCATTTGATATACACAAACAGCTCATACAGGAGGGGTTTGATGCTAATTCTGGTGCGGATGAGTACTATAAAGAAATAGACAAACGAATAAGACTTGAATTCCCACACAAATTTGGTAATAATGAGTCAACTACAGCAGAGCAACCTGCTCAGACTGTTGCAAGTGCCAAACGTTCGGCCGGAAAAGGACGCAGAAAAACTGTGAAGCTCACACCATCACAGGTAGCAATTTCTAAACGATTAGGTGTGCCACTCGAAG